GACATCATAACTGTTGGGTGGTCTACAAAACCTTCCTCTTTAACATCTACATCTTTAAGTAGCCCTAGCTTTGCTATGTAAGCGTTTCTAGCCTCATCTTCATACTCAACCCCATGTCTCATAGCTTCGTTCATAAATATCTTAACGGGTTTACCTGTCAGTTGCTCGGTAATGAGTTGTGTCCTATACTTTCTTTTGTATTGGCTCTCACCATTCTTAACCTTAACAATCACATTGTCTACATTACTAGCAGTGACTTTACCTACCCTCGCTGCAAACCATTCCTCTGTGCGTTGTTCCATTGTTTAAACATCCTTTTTAATTTTTTCTATAAATGGCATACATAACTTTCTGTCTGCCTCGTTTAAACCATTAAAGTATTGTCTAGCCGTAGCTACACCTTGCTCTTTATATATGTTCTCTATGCGTTCTAGAACATCTCCCTCTGGTAAGTCCTCACCTTGATAGATATATAAACCAATACCATGTAATGATATAGCTTTTGCTAAACATCTTTGCATAGCCGTATTTAATTGCATAGTGTTAGGATTTTTAATTGCTTGGTTCTTAAAATCTAATACAGGTAATTGTGCGGTCATTTCTTTACCAAACGCTTTAACTGTGCAGAACACCATCATACTGCCATCAGGTAGTGTTAATGGGTCTGAATAAGCCCATGTAGATGACTCATCATGCTGTAGTAATGTATCCACCGCCCAAGCCCATGAAAGGTACGAAAATTGCCCTTTCTTTTCTACATACTTACTAACATCTAACAGTCTTAATTTTTTAAAAAATCCTACAACAATGTCAATAGAATTACTAATTACTTCTTTTATAGTCATTTTGATTCCCCGTATATTTCATTAAATTTTTGTATTTCAGCGAATAGATTAAACTCACCCCTTACTGCTTTAGTTAATGCTTGCAGTTGTGTGCGTTTTTCTTCTCTTTCTATCTCTGAATATAGTTCGTGTAGTTGCTCTTGTTGCTCTAGGTCTGCTTGATTAGCGTCAAGTATGTATTGGTTTGTTTTCATTGTATTTTCCTTCTTCTTAAAGGTTAATTAATATTACAGCTTTACTATACCAGTTCAATTTTATTTGTCAAACTTTTTATTTACTTCGTCCCAGTCCTTTGTTTTAAAGACTAGCCCATCTTTATTTGTTGCCTTATAGCTCACCTTTCCAAATAGTTTGGTTAGGTCTTTAATAAACTCGTTCACGCTCATAATGGTCGCTCCTTGTAAGTTAATGTTTTAATGTCAAACCAAAAACCAAACGTGCCTTCATAGGTATGGTTACGTTGTTTCTGTACTAACAGCAATGCCGTTGGTTCAGTCTTGCGGTCTTCAGGTAGGTCGCCTGTGCTGTTTAAACGCTCATGCTCCCTGTTACGCCATACACATAGAATGTTATCCACTAGGTTTCTAATATGGCTAGAGCCTAGAATGTGGGTAGCGTCTGGTATGGTAGACTCATCCATTTTCTTGGTATGAGCTACTAGAAAGATATGTATGTTTAAATCTCTAGCAATGCAACTCAACTTATTAACAAACTGTTTTTGAGCTCCATAGTCTTCCTCTGATACAGAATCCACCTTCATTAAGCTATCTATCACCATGACGTCACAACCCAATACGTGCTTTCCATAGTGAATAGAGGCGTATAAATCATTTTCGCTAGTCGTACTCTGTTGGTCATAGATGTACAGCCTGTCCTTATACTCATCACAAAACTCGCGTATGTATTGGTCAGTAGGGTCTGTCATACCCTTCTGCTGTATCATCCTAGCAATTTGTAATACAGGTCGCATTTCCATACTAGCTACTAGCACCTTTGTATAGTTCATCAGGTGTAATAAAATCTGCGATAGAATCATACTTTTACCGCTACCACTAGAACCTGTTATGCAAGTGACTTCACCCTTCCTTACTAAAAAGTCAGGGTCAGTCTTCCTCCACCCCATAGAGTAACCGCTATTTTTTTCCTCGTTATAATACTTGATTACGTCATCATAAAGATTGTCAGTAGACTTAATCTTAAAGTCTTCAGTCGTTTCGTAATAGCCTTCGGCAACTACTTGTTCCTTCGTTACTGTTAGCTGTCTTACTACATCACCTGTGTTCATGTTTAAACAACTCCCTTTGGTATTACAGAGCTTTTGCTGTTGGTATCTAGCCAACGCTCTTGGTTTAAAATCGTTTCGGGAGAGGGATTAAATCCTTCCTTCCACGCCTTACTGTTACTCATACCGCTAGTCCAGTTAATGATGTCAGTAGCTATCTTGTCTAACCTCTTGGCTCTCCACTTCTCCTCACAACCTTTTTTGTTCACCTTCCTTGTGTTGGGTAACATATCCCACCACTTGGAAAAGTGTGCAGAGGGTGCTTTAGTAACAACCGCTTTAGCAGTCATCGTATAAGGTTTCTTCTCTTCTCTACTATTCTCTAGTATAGGCGTTGTATATACCTCGTATAGACCTTGTATAGACTCATCCTCTAACCACCCTTGCAATGCGGTTATCAGCTTAACCATTTGCTTTTCATCACGTCTTAATCTAAACGCTATTTCCTCAACGCTTGGCAAGATTCCTTCAGACTCACTTGCTAAACACCATAGCTCAATCAGAGTTACCTTCTCATCAGGCTTTAACCTACTCCACTCTAAATCGTTTAGTAGGTCAGCACCATACAATTTAAACCATGACATCTTCTTCTGATACTTCGGATTCTTGGGCTTATAGTGTTGGTACTTGTCCCAGTTCTTAATCTTCAGCATGATTTTCCTTTTTATGTTTAAACATTATTACTTAACAATTCCTTAATCTCAAACTGTCGCAATTTAGGAATGTTTCCTGTGATAAACCATTTGCTTACCGCTTGCCTACTTATTTTTAGTTGGTCGGCAACCTGTGATTGGTTCTTAAAGTTATCTTTAACAAATTCTAATGTGATATTGTCCATACTTACTCCTTAAATTAATTGAATGTCTATTGTAGTTGCTAGTAAAAATAAGTCAACATTTATTACATCGTTTCCTTCATTTCCTTTGCCTCTTTTTTAGCAAAGTTTACGGAAAACTCTATTAGCTCATCCGCATACTCTTCCTTCGGTGCATAAAAGTACAAAAGATTTAGTATGCTAGATACTAGCCCTGCCATATGGTTATGGTTAGGATTCTTTACCTTCTTTTCTAAAAGTCCTGCAGACTTAACGCCTACTTGGTAGCCTACGTCAAACTCTTTTTCTGTTTTAGTCATGATTATTCCCCTTTACTAATTTAATGTATTCTTCTTGTAAATAATAAATTGCATCCTGTAAACAGTCTAACTTTATTATTCGTGAATCTATATCATGGTAAGCCGATAGAAATTTAGGCTTTACTTGCTCAATACCTTCGTAATAATTTAAAGAAATAAGTTTTTTCATTACTCGTCCCCCTCTATTTGTCTTAAAAGAGAATCAGCACATTCCATTCGCCCTAAATGAATATCATATGAGTCATCACTCGTTTCTTCTGTACCATTCACAACAGGCTCGTTGTGCTTTATTTCTTCAATTAACCATTGCTTTATTTGTTCTACTGTTTTAATTTTCATTACGCGTCCTCCTCGTAGTCGCCTATATAGTATAAGCCGTTGTCGTAACGATACTGTGCGTCCTCCCTTGCCAGTATCCACGCCTCTTCGCTTGAGTGTCCATCGTTAGTAAACATCTCATGAGCCTCATGTTCTAGGTTCTCAATGATTTCCTCTTTCTCAATTATTGTACTCATTACACATCCTCCCATGTTAAATTTAGAACTTCATGCCATTCATCAAAGTTTGGCTCATGCCTTGGATCATTCTCTTCTTTCTCTTGTCTGGATGATTCAATTTCATCTTCATCGCCATGATAATCTCCGTATTCTTTAGACATCATTCTTCCTCCGCGCTTCCTCGGCCTCTGCCTTTGTTTCTGAAACGATAGCATCTACTTCTGCTTTAAATAATTCATACCTTGTTTCTGATAGCTGATCTTCTAGCTTATCTCTTTTAATAACTGCTAAAGCTAGATCTACTAGCTTATCTAACCTATCTTGTTCCATAATGATTCCTTATCTTGTTAATAAGTTTTTACTACAAAACAATGGTAAAGTATTTTTTACCCTAGTGCAATAGTTATTGTGCAATTAATTTATTTTAATTATTTGATCATTAGCACTAGGAAGTTACTTGAAAACATGATAAAATCATATCTATATTAGAAAGATGATGAGAGATTCCCCCAAAGGAATCACGAATCATCTAGTTTTATAAGGTTTTAAGCTTTTGAACTTAATTAAGTTACAAAAATTAGCACCATTCTTACTGAATAACCAATAAGATTTTACCATAGGCATGATGTTTGAGCCTATTATTTTGTGCTAATTCTAGCACCATTCTTTTTAGCTGCGCGCATTATTCTATTGTAAGTCAATTAATTTTATGGTATAATAACGGCATTAAGGGAGAGATGCGCCTATTTGATGCGCTCATTCTTTCTAGTTTAATAATCCAAATCATTCCTAAGCTTCACAATCAACGCCTAACGAATTAAAAGAATATTTGGATATAATGTATCAAGTAGATAAAAAAAAGCCCATAACGGTTGATTATGGGCCTTATATTTGGTG